TGTATCTTCTGTTGTGGTTGTTGCTTGTATTCTACTGCCGTTATCAAATTCAATTGTGTTTCTGTTGTATGTATAGATACCAGCACGAACAAAGTCAGGCAATGTTTCATACCCGTATCTAAATCTGTTCATGATGTCCTGCGCACCCGTATATTTGTGTGCAGCAATTAGCACCTGCGATTCCGGAGTAAACATCGTATACCATAATAGGTATCCAGCAGCACAGGTTGTCTTACCCATCTGTCTCGGTAGCATAGCAACACAGTATCTGTTTTCTGCATATGCTTGTATTAGTTCTCTTTGAAATCCGTAAGGCACGAACTTCATCGATCCTTTTGTAGGATGTTGAATTGTTAGAAAATTTTCACAGAAGTATAACGGACCCGTAATGGGATCCATGCACGCTTCTAAGTGCTTGACTTCCTCTAGTGTGTATTTTTGCTTTGTATGCGCCTTCTTAATCTGAACGCCATCTAAACTCTTTGCCATACAAGTATTTATAGAAGAAAATAGGCTCCGAAGAGCCTATTTGGATAGTTGTAAAACTGTTTACTAAGAAATGTTCAGTGAAGTCTTAACTGTAACTGTAATTGCATTAGCACCAAAGGAGTTATTTCCAAATCCAGCGCCTAATGCTTGGACTTCATTTTGAATGTTTGCTGCTAGTGTAGTTGCACTTGAATCACTGTTCCAATCTGCTGTATCGTTTGGTGTTTCGATAGCAACTGCCATCTGTGAACCAGTGTCAAATAAATCACCTCTAATGACGATAGTTGCATACTTTCCGATAATTTCAAATACTGATTGAATCGTTTCGTTTGCACCGACTTCAGCAGTTGCGTCTGCAACAAAATCAATTAATAAGAATGTTAATGGCTTATTGCCAACAAAATCAATATCTGTAATTTCAGGTTGAATACCATCTGCTGCTGAAACTGCATTTCTGTTCTGTGCGACTAGTATTGAACTGCCGCCGCCGATAGTTGTTGTAAGTAAATCTGCCATTATTTTGCTCCTTTAGTTTCTTCTAGTGCTTGTAGAAGTTGATTTCTAATAGAAGCACGTAGATCTTCGCCTTCTTTCACACGCTGCATTGGATTATCAGCGCCTGCTACTTTAGGATGTGTTCCCTTTCGACGATTCATTCCACCTGACATTTTATTTGTCATGTAGTCGATGTCTCTTTCGTCTTCATCGGGCTCATTAGCATATGCTTCTTCTTTATCTTTTTTATCTTCCTTGTCATCATCTTTTTCCATATCGTGATCGTCCATGTCATGATCGTTATCGCCGTCTTTATCAAGTGCTTTAATCATAACGTGATCCTTGTCATGGTCCTTTGGAAGATCCATTGAATCTTTTTCACCACCTGGCATATCATCATTGTCGCCGTCAAAGTCTGGAAGTAATTTATTGATTGGTTTTGGCATTGGTGGGCCTTCTGGTCCGTCCATGTCACCCATCGGTCCGTCCATTCCCGGTGACATGATAGTCATCGTTGGTGGCTCAGGTTGATTAATCATATCTGGATTAACCTTTGTCATTAAATTTAATACGTCATCAATTGCTTCGCCTTTAGCAGTAGTGTTGACATTCATTGTTGCTTCTTCTTTTTCTTTTGGCGGCATAGTTGGTGCCATCATCGGTGATTCTGGCGCCATAGTATCACCACACTCAGTAGTTTGTGTTTCTACGGGTGCGTTATCTGCTGTGTCAATCGCCTGCATCTTTGCTAGTAAATCTTGAAAGTTCATTAGTTACTCCCTACAGGACTCTTGACGCCTGCTTTGTCTTGTTTTAATTTTGGTGTGTCCTGGTAAACATCTGCTTTAAGTTTATCAGTTCCTAATTCTTTTTTTCTTTCTTTTGCTTCTTTTGAAAGATCCTTTAAGAAACTCTTGTTAAAGTCGTCTCCGAAATAGTCCTTGTGTTTTACCTTCGCGCCATCCTTGTATTCGTTGTCGTGTAGTAATGCACCTTCATAATCAGCATTAGAACCTGCTGTAATTTGATCTATTTCTGTAGGACTTGCACTGTTTCTTACTTTATAGTAACCAGTTTGGCAACAGCCCATTTCAAAAATTTCTTTTTCAATCTCTGTTGTAGTAAGAGGATACTCAGTCATAACATCAAATGTATGAACTTCCATATTTTTTAATTCTGGAAAATCATGTGGAACTTGTGCAACTGGAGTGGTCTTCATTTGCTCAAACTGCATAATGCCACGATTGTCAAGTCTTGCTTTCAAATCGTCAGCAAAGCCTTCTGGTAAATCACCTGCAACCTTAACCTTAAAACTATAGGTTTTTTTGCTTTCTGATAGATATTCTTTAAACGTCTTCATGTATGTATTTATTCCTTTTCGCTTAATTTCTTAATTAATTCGTTACGATCTAGCATAACATATCCCTTTCCATCTAACACATCGTTGGAATCTTCGGGAGAATCCTTGTCGATCTTTAGTTTTTTTAGTTGTAAATCCACTGCTTTTAGTTTTTTATCAACTTTTGCTGTTTTAGCATCAATCGCATTCTTAAGCATACTGCCGGCCACTTCAAAAATTCTACCACTGTATCGAACTTCAACATTCATACCCAAATCCATTAAATCATCATATGCTTTTTCTGCTTTGTCTGCAAGTTTATCTAGATCCTTTTCTTCCATAGAATCTAGTTCTTGTATTTTGGGCAAATTACCTGTGATTTTATTCACTTCAGAATAACTGTCATCAAGGCTTTTTATCTGTTGGGGTGTAACTTCAACAGGAACTTGTTGCTCTTCTACCGCATTTTCAGCAGTTTCTTGATCTTCCATATTAAACAATTCTTCTAGTTTCTTAGTCATACTATTACTTATCGCCTTTTCGAGCCAGTGTGAAAAATATCATCCTCGCTGACTATTCTAAATTTAACACGCTTTTGTTTGCACCATGCTGCTGCGGCTTCCCACTTAGCCATATTCTTAATATACTGTTCTTGATTGTATCGACTCTTTCCAACCTTTTCTCTAACTGTTTGGTTGGCTGGTTTTACTTCAACTACTTCAGCATTTTTTCTACCGTTCTTATCCTGATAAACAATAAAGAAGTCTGGAACATATACCGTATATTTTCCTGTTAGCGGATCACGGTAGGGTATCTGTATGCTTTCACTAGCCCAGGTTTCGACTCCTGGATGTTCGTCAAGCATGCGCATAAAAACAAATTCCCAACTACTTCTTGCAAGGGGTTTTTTGTTCCCCACATACTTGCCAGGATTTTTCATTTCAAATCTACCCTGTGCAAACTTTGGCATCTTATGGAACCACGTTTCGTTGTTTTGTTATATCGGAAGTTGGTTGTCTGTAACCTAGTGTGGATGTTGCAGGACGATTGTTATTAAGTATCTCAGATACTAGTCCACTTATTTGTAAATCGTCTAGTTTTCCTAAACCATCAAGTATTGTAAAGACATTAACACTCTCAAGTTTTGCTTGTTTAAGAACGCTCATGGAAATTGTTTGTGATGCTTCCTTAGAAAAGCCTCTTCTTTCAAAAAAACCTAAGGCCGAGTCGACTTCAGTGGCATTAAATTCTAGTGGGGCTTCGCCATACGAATCAAAAAATAGTTTTGTTTTTGCTGCACTATCAGTAATTGTTTTTGCAGGTAAATTAGTCTTAGAAACCATTATGATGATCCTTCTGTGTTAGTTAATTTTTTTGGTGTTCCCTTGGTTCCGGTATTACCAGGATCGCTCTTATTAAACACTGCTCCCGCAACTCCACTGATTGTATTTGCTATTGCGTTCGTGCCTATTGGTCCTGTAAGAATATTTATTCCTTCTCGTTTAAGTCCATCCTTGCTTAATCCTTTTACACCCTTGTAAGTGTTAACAGCCTTAAGTGCTGTGCTAATAAAGTTGCCTCCGGAACTAAACGCTGTTCCATCACCAACAGCACCAAATACAGATTCAAGACCATCAAGGACGCCGCCCTCTCCTAGTAGATTTCCCGTTCCGCCACCAGCCACTGATAGTGGTGAAGGTGTGTTATCATAATGCAGTTGTGCAAATCCTTTTGGATTTCCTTCTGTGACTATGCCAGAACTATAAACTACAGATTCATATTCTAATGACATTGAACTTTCTGCAGGCTCTGCTGTTGATGCATAATCTCTATTACCATGCTCCCAAGAAGTAATTTTAGGATTTACTAATGTGTAGCCTATGAATCTTCTTCGACCCATTGTGTATATTGTTACGCTTCTGAATAACGGACCGCTAACATCATTATCTAATCCGTATCTATAATTGTCAAATGGTGTTCCTGTTGCTCTATAAGCATCGGCTTTATCACCGTATGCTGAGCTAGGTAAATGCCTGTCCTTAACATAGTAGCCGTAATAGATTGCCCATAGTGCGTTTATGACTCCTTGATTGTCATCATGGAATGTAAAAGATACAGGATCATAATTAATCATCTTGTATACTATTTTCTTTCTGTTGTATTGATTAAATGTTTCAGTATCAAATTTAAATTTTGGAAGTTCCGCTGTCTTTACCAAAAGACCCGTTTCTTCAGCATGCTTCACTGTAAAGTTTGCTGCCTTGTGGGCACTAGGATCAAGTTCAATCCTTAGGTAATAATTAAATTTGTTCTTTGGTGCTAATCTAAAATTATCGTCAATGAATAATCTAGTGGCGTGAGTATAGTTTCCTACTCTTCCTTTTGGATTGGTTAATCCTGAGAACACATCTGTTAGAAATCTAGTAAATTTGTTTGCCATACTAGTATTTAGTCATAAAAAAAGCCCGGAAAAAAACCGGGCTTTTTAATTTCAATACTAAAATTAGTATTAGCCTTGGCCGCCACCAGCACCAGTAGTTGCATTGCCGAGTGTTCTTTCGACAGCAGCACCAATACCAACGCCAACGCCTTGCTCTCCTGGACCCCATTGAACCATGTTGTCAAAGCGTATTGTAAGCGCAACATTCATTGGTTCGTTAGTTCCGTAGTTAGCATCACCGTAATCAACGTTAGTTAGGAAACAACCATACATGTTGGATGTTTCAAGAACGTTAACTCCAGCAGCGTTATTTCCGTTACCACCGTCTAATACTTCGATTTTAGATGTAAATTTGTAATCAATACCAGATCTTGCAGAAGCCTGTTCAACAAAGTCGAACTGTTTCTGAACCTGTTGACCAACAAGTTTTTGAACTTCACCACTTGCATCATCACGTAAGTTTAATGTAAGTGTTTCGAAAGTATACTTACCTGCTAGGTATACTTTTGAGTTGTAAATATCAATCGGCATTTCTTCAAAACCTACTTTTGGCTTTGAAACATCCATGACTTGTTTTGTCAGTTCAGTTGCAGCACTTACTCCAAAACCTAAAAGTGTCACTCTAAAGCGATACTTTAGTTTAGGCATCAAGAGCACTTGGTTGCCTGCGTCTGTTGGAACTGAAAAGTTATTTAATGATGTAATAGGCATGTTTTATATCTCCCCTGTGTTCTTGACACGCAACGGAATGTATATGAATTCAATAGCCTTGACTGGTTCAATCGCAATGTCAACATAAAGTTCATTACGGTCTACTCTAGCCGGAGTATTATTTGTTTCATCACACACTACTGCGAAATCATAGATTGCTCTTAGACCCACTAGTTCAAGGAGTAAACTTTCAACTGCCTGTTTAATCTCATCTCTAGTAATCTTATCATTTGGTTCAAAGATATACGGACGAGCCAATTTATTAAGTTGACTACGCATGTATACCACCAAGCGTGCTACGTTAATTCTATCTAAAGCACTTGCATTTCTTGCTCTAGTTTTCTGACCGTAGTTAACTAAACCAACTCCATTAAAGAATGTTACTGGATTAATCTTTAGATCATATAACGTATCGCGTTGCCCTTCGTTAAGTGCAACTGTTTGGAATTCGCCGGTTGCTGCATCAATGTATCCTACTGCTGTAGCATTGCTAATTCCACCACGTCTTGTTCCTGCTGGAGCAAACCATGGAAACGATACTTGATCACTTAGTGCAATAGTTCTCATCATCATGTGTGATGCTGGAACAACTGCGTTTGAACCACCTAGGTCAGTTGTAAATCCATTTGGATAAAACGCACCTAAGTATTCATCGTATGTTACTAAGCCTTCGTCGCCATTGTCAGTTACTAGTTCTGCATTTGAACCCCAGTTAGTTAATGTAGTTGCATCTGCTGCTAATCTTAATGGTGTATCACCAATAACAAATGCTGTTAAGCCTCTGTCAATGTTAAGATTAACTAGGTTGCTCATTAGTTCTGGATAACCTGGTGCAGCAATAATGTTGAAGTTACGTCTTTCTTCATCACGTATTTGACTGCTTGTGTCAACTGCACTCTTCATTCTTTGAACAACAACTTTACGCTGTGCTTTTCTACCAAAAGAACCCGAACCGTCCTCATTGTTACCTGATTCAGTAACCCAACGATCAGTTGCGTAGCCAGCCATTGCTTCACTGCTGTTAAAGCGTGTGTTGTCTGCTGTAATGTCAATGTAGTTATTAGCATAACGTTTTACGTTGCCGCCACTTCTACGTAAGTTCCATAACAACATACCCTGTGGATATAGTGCAGGATCTGGAGCGTCTGGATCTAAGAAGTCTACTTTTTGTAGATCCTTAATAGTTGCTGCTGTGTTACCAGTAGCACCTGCTGCGCCATAACGTGCATCACCAAACAATACACCATCTTCTGAAGTTTGATCAGTTTTATCAACTAATACCCATCTTTCTGAAGCCGGTCCTGACTGTTGGTCGTCATACTTGTAAATTGTTGGATAGTTTTCAATATCTGCTGTGCTAATCCAAATATCACCAACCACTGTTGTGCCAGCAATGTATGGATTTGAAGCACTCACTATTGGAGTGTATCCAACTCTATCACTTGCTGCTTCAGTGTATGGACTTGTTGCACTTCTGTATCCGACCCATGTAGTTCCATCATGGATCATAATATCCACTTCTGAAAATTCTGGATTATACCAAAGTTGTCCGTCTGCTGGTTCTGCTTCTGGATTGTCAGCACTAGCATAAAAATCACTTGATGATAGTGGTTGCCAGTTTGAAGCAAGATATCTGTTTTCCGCAGTAGAGTCATCAGCACCTGGTGCTAATTGGCTCGCGCCTGCTGTTAACGAAGCATCTGATAAGTTGTAAAAGTTTGCAGTTCCTTCTGCTGTATCAATGTTATATGGTGTAAACAATGCACCAATAGCATCTCTACCAACATCACGTAATCTAATCTCACCGCCTAGTTTGTGTGAAATTGTAACTTGATTGTTTGCAGTTACCGCTGCTTCAATGTTTGTTAATGAAGATGCATTAATGGCCGCTGCCATTGTGTTAGCATCCGAAGAACTTCCTGAGCTTGTAAACGTAACTGATACTGCTGCGTTTAATGCTGACTGTCCTTGGATTGACTCTTCAATCTCAAACTGATAATCATCTGCTGTAAGTTGTGTTGCAACTACTGCTGAAGTAATTGTAGTTTCGCCAGTGTTTGCTCTGCGCCATACACGGAATACTGCCGTTGCTGGAGATGCATCATACATGCTGTGTTCAAATGCATTTGTTTGAACAAAAAGATTGTCAACTGCAATATTTTTTCCTGCACCTGATCTGTCCAATGAATAAATTGCACTGTTTCCATTAGCATATAATGGAGCATTATATGATTCCCAACTTGAAGTTGCTGAATCCCACTTGCTTGCTCTCCATCTCGAACCGTTGTTTGGCTCTGTAGTCTTAATCCAAACACTACCAGTTGGTCTTGCATCTGCATCGCTACCTGGAGTTCCTTTCCACTGTGGAACAAGTGTGTGTGGATTTTGATAAAGCTCTGGACCTTTGTAAGTTGCTGCTGAAATTTCTAATTCAGTTAAATCAGCAGTTCCTGCACCGATAACAATTGTATTAGCGTTTGTGTTTGAAGTTCCATCTGTGTAGATGTAAATTCTGTCACTTACGTTTTTAGCAGTTGTTCCTGCAATGCTTAGTCCGTTAATGTTAGTTACAATATCGTCAACAGTATCGCTGCCGCCAATTGTAACTGTTGTTCCGTTAAGAGTAAAGTTACCTGCTGCTGCTGTAATTTTAGCACCTGTAAGTTGTGCTGTAATTACTGTTGGAATACTTGCTCTCCATTCCTGCGAACCAACTAATACCCAATCGCCTGCTGCAACACCTGCTTGTGTGTTACCTGGTGATTTGTAATACATTCTTGCTGGATCTTTAGAGAAACTAAATGTTCCTGTTGATGCTGTTCCTACAGTTTCAAAAACAACTGCATAGCCGCCAATTGATCCAACTGAACCTTTAGGTGCATTGTTGTCAATTTTTGCTGCATCTGCGTCTGTTAATACAATAGGAGTCTTGTTGGCAAATTTCTGTCCGCCAGTTGTGCTAATTGCTGCACTGTTCCATTCTTGGATTCCCCATGTTGTAGATCCTGTATTGATCCACCATGTGCCGTCTGGAGGATTCGCTCCCGGAGCTTCGGCAGCGCCTTGTAATTGATTTAAGTCTACGTTCGCTCTTGTTACGAATGCTGCATTCGATACACCTAGTAAACTGTATGCTGCTAACAAACCGTATTCGTTTAGCTCTGATCCATGAATAGGTGTGTTGCTTGCTGTCTTTTCGAAGTTTGGAACTCCAAATAGATCAACTAATTCTTTTTGACTTGTTACTTTAAATGCAGATCCTGCATTCGCCGCTGTAGTTGCTGACGCAACACCAGTGCCTGCGGCATTAGTTTTGTCTTGGGCTGTTGCTACAATAATAAGAGGAGTAGTTCCCGGTTCTGCCGGTGTGTAAAAACTCTCATCTATAACCGTAACTTCTACGCCGGGTGATGTTAGTGCCATGCTTTTTGTCTCCTGGTAATATTCAATTCATTACGTAATGCATTGTTATATGTATTTAGTAGATTATTCAAAAAATGGCGTGTTAAGGTGTATTTAATAAAGGGACAGAAAAGGTGTAAATACATGCATGAGACCGTTGTGTAAGTGCGGTTTAAGACCGCGAGCAGTTAACTATAAGAAGAATGGCAAGACCTATTATAGGAGTCTGTGTGAAGCCTGTTCCACACATGGAATTCATCACGGAATTCCAAGATGGTATCGTGCAGGGTATAGAATAAAAAAGCAGTGTGATAAGTGTGGGATTAAATCACCGCACATTGAAGTATTTAGAGTATATCATGTTGACGAAAATCTTGATAATTGTAGGCATAATAATCTAAAAACTGTGTGTGCTAACTGTAGAACAATTCTATCTAAAGAAGGTATACGCTGGAAGCAGGGCGATTTAGTTGCCGATTATTGATTTTACGCTGGTATACAGATCGTCAATAGTTGCATCATTTGAAATTACATTGTCAAATTTAGTATCAACCCATGCCCATTCTGAACTGTGTATCTTGCGAATCTTCATTTCATTTAGATGGAAATTTGATCCGGCCATTGCTTTTACTGCGTGATCATACCATTCAGGTAATTCTCCACGTGTAACCCATACAATTTTACCACCCAAGTTTTTAATGGCTTTAATTTCGTTAGGAAATCGAACATCACTAATAACAATATCATCCTTGCTTTGTCTAAGTTTGTTTTCGATACTAGCAATCCATATATCATCATGGAATGTTTTACGGCATACTTCAGTGCCCCAATATTGTAGAACCCATCTCGGAGTAAGTGTTGGCATATCCAGTCTTTCTGCCCACCAAGAATCTACTTGTTCACGCCATTCTCTTGATTCTTTTGTTCTTCCTTCCAGCATGATTCTATCCCAACCAAACACTGCTGCAACTGAATCTTTTAGAGAATCTGCAAAGCTCTCCCTGCGGAATTCATGGAAATTAACGAGATAATCTGCCACTGTGTCTTTACCACAACCGATGAAACCGCAAACGCCTATAATCATATAACTCTCCTTTAAAGTTATATTATAGCATCTCTTACAGTTGTGTCAAGTTCTAATAGAAGGGTTTTGGTTGTCCTGGCTTACCTGTATTAAGTTTTCTAGCCAAAACGCTTGCTGTATTGATTGATTTTGTTCTTTGCTGTCTGCGTGCTTGTGTGGGTGCAGTTCTAGCACGAGTGGTTTTCATTTTCTGTGCTTTAGCAACGTTGTATTGCTGCACACATTTTGAAGGATGACTAACTTGTCTACCTTTTCTTGGACCCACTGAACAACGGAATCGTAACTTAGTCTTGCCTCCCTTAGCAGTTGGCGAAGTTCTCCCCCAAACCATTTTAGCAACTTCGTTAAAAATTTCGTTGTGCTCGTCTTCTGTTACTAATTCTGAAATGCGCATTATCCTATAATCCAACTGTATCCATGTCCGCCTGCAACTTGTGTTCCAAGTTCCATGGTTAAGCGTTCAATATCGTTTTGTCCTTCTTGTTTGATGCTTGCACCATTAAGTGCTGTACCGCCCTGTGGTCCTGCAATAACAATTAGCCAATGTATAATCTCTAATCCATTGTCCTGAATAAACATCTTCAAGTATTACAAAATCAGGCTTTTCATTATATGCCCAGAGTAAAACTGCTTCTGTTCCTCTTGGACGTTGCATAATAATTAGTTTCTTGCTTTGCGGATTCCAAGTAAAGTTGATGAATGAACCAAACATCTTCCCAACTAATTCTTGATACTGTGCAAATAATTCGTATGTTGCCAGTCCACCCATGTTAGTTGAACTTAATAGGTATGTGTTTGTGTAGGCAAGATTAAACGGCTCAAATACAGTTCCACCAGTTCCACTACCTGTTCTACTACCAACACTTCTTCTATAAATCTGTCTTACCTGCTGTATTTCTTTAGGCAGTATGTATTCGTTTTGATCCTCTTCAAGGCTCAGACTTATGTAACTTTCTTCAACTGAGTTATCAGAACGCTGTCTAAACACACCCAACGAACGCTTTAATGCAGTTTCATAATGCTCAGGATCAAGTTCTACGTCAATCATACCATCGCCAAGCATGAGTCTTACGTAGTCGAATACTTCTTGTTTTGCTTTGTCAATTTGGCTCATGTAAGTATTTATGCCTTTGTTAGAAAACGGTAAATACATATACTATGCCAAGACTGAGTTTATACCGTCCCGAGAAGGGAAACGATTACAGATTTATTGACAAAACTGCCTGGGAGATGTTCCAAGTTGGCGGCACCGATGTGCTTATGCACAAGTATCTGGGTGCTGAAGCAACAGCAGATACTGCTGGCTCGCCATCACAGCCAAAGTATGATACTCTCAGTCCTACAAATATACAGGACATGCTGTTTCTTGAAAATAGGGATAGAAAATACGATCCAGACGTTTTTGTTATGCGTGGTGTATACAATGTCCAGGACATAGATTTTAATCTTAGTCAATTTGGACTGTTTTTGCAAAACGATACTGTATTCATTACTTTCCATATCACTGACACAGTTGAGAAACTTGGAAGAAAAATTATACCAGGTGATGTAATTGAATTACCACACCTAAAAGACGAGTATGCTCTTAATGATTTAAATTATGCACTAAAAAGATTTTATGTTGTAGAGGATGTAAACAGAGCAGCAGAAGGATTTAGTGTAACATGGTATCCGCATTTATACAGAGCAAAATGTAAACCACTAGTAGATTCACAGGAGTTCAAGGACATACTGGATCAAATTGCAGATTCAGAAAACTTCAAGGGAACATGGAATCCAGATTCAACTTACTATCCAGGCGATACGGTTACAGCACCCAATGGTGAGAAGTATACAGTTACACAGGAAGTCACGGGTATTGCACCACCGGATCTAACATACTTCAAACTTGCAGATACACTCAAAGACATCATGTCAACATACGAAAAAGAAATGCAAATTACCAGTGCAGTTCTAGATCAAGCAGAAGCAGACACTCCACAGAGTGGTTACGACACTACAAAATTATACACATTGCAACAGGATGAAGCAGGCAAGACTGAATTAGTCACGGCAGATACGACCTTGGATGATGCTACCATAGATAGTGTTACTGCTGATGTAATGTATCAGACTGCAGAAGCAAATGGTTATACTGGATATCTAGTAGGAGACGGAGTTCCACCAAATGGTGCACCATTCACACAGGGCATAGCATTTCCGAATGGTCCAAGTGAAGGACAGTTCCATCTTAGAACAGATTATAAACCAACAAGGCTGTTCCGTTTTGCCAAGGGTAGATGGAGCAAGGTAGAGGATGACGTGAGAACGAATATTACAAATTTAGGAACTAGTGATACGGCTGCAGGTGCAGATTATGCTGGTAAGATAGAAAGAGAAACACAAAAAACTTCATTCATTAATAATACAAATGAAAAAGTTATTGACGGTAAGACTGTCAAGGAAAGACAGAGTTTGTCTCAAGCACTGAGACCAAAGGCGGATGAATAATGCGTATTGAAGAGATACTAGGCTTTGCAAGAACAAGCGGAAAGAAACACACAGTCAAAAGGCGTCCACCTGAAAAGGAAGAGGAACCTATTGCACTAAAGATTAAACAGCGCCGAGCAGCAGCAGCCAAGGGCGATGAAAAAGCATTTACACACGGATTTAAAAAATAATGGATTTTTTCTACGACGGACAGATTAGAAGATACGTAACACAGTTTATGCGTATCTTTATAGGTTTCAAATACGAAGCAGGTAATGGTGATCAACAAAGTGTGCCCGTTATGTATGGCGATCTTACAAGGCAGGTAGCAAATATTATTAGAGAAAATTCTGAAAACAAACTTCCAACAGTTCCTAGAATGGCATGCTACATTACAGGACTGGACATTGACACATCAAGATTAACCGATCCTTCCTTTGTCAGCAAGGTAAGCATTAGAGAAAAAAAATATACACAAGATGAAACCGGTGCCAGAACCTATACCGAAGCGCAAGGAAAGAATGTTACAGTTGAAAGATTGATGCCTACTCCGTATATGATGACATGCAAGTGTGATATATGGACTTCGAATACTGATCAAAAATTACAATTACTTGAACAGATCATGGTTATGTTTAATCCATCATTCGAAATACAAACCAATGACAACTATATTGACTGGACCAGTCTTAGTGTTGTTAGACTAACAGGAATGAACTTTAGTTCAAGAAGCATACCTGCAGGTGCTGACAGCGAAATAGATATTTGTTCAATAGATTTTGAAATACCAATTTATGTTTCTCCACCA